GAGCGGTGGAAGGACCGTGTGGGTTTTCCTGAGCTGCGCGAGGAAGCGTTGCGCGCGTACAGGCAGTGGAAACCGGACAAGGTAATCATCGAGAAGAAGGCCTCGGGGCATTCGCTACTTCAGGAGATGCGTCGGCGCAAGGTTCCGGTGCTCGGCGTGACGATCGCCAAGGGTGCCTCCAAGACAGCGCGCGCGCACGCAGCGAGCGTGGTGCCTGAGCAGGGCTGCGTGTTCTACATGGCGCTCGCAGGTGGACTGGTGGATGAGAAGGGCCAGCCGATGCCGCAGCCGTGGGCGAAGGAAGTGATCGACGAGATGACCGAATTCCCATTCGGGGACTTCGACGACATGGCCGATACATGCGTGCATGCGTGGCTGTGGCTGCGCAGGACGATGTGGGTTGAGTTGCCGGGCGAGACGCAGATGGAGCGCCTGGCTGAAGAGATCGAAGAGGATGCCGCCCGCGGTGCTGATGGCGAGCGGCGGATGTTCGGGTGAAACGTAGTTCAACCAGGAGAATGACCATGCAATCGAAATTCGCGGAAACGGCACAGCATTTCAGCCGCGTCGCCGCTGCATTGCTGGAAAGCGGGGCAAGGAAGGCGACGCTGTACCTGTCGCCGAAGCTGACGGTGAAGGCATCCGTCCCGATCTATGCGCCACGGGACAAGAAGGGTGTGCGCAAGTACCCGAGCAAAGTCCACGACATGCGCTCTTCGCGCGTCGAGATCGTGTTCACGGCCGGATCGCCGAACTACGAGGAACGCCTGTTCATCCGGCAGTGCGTCAAGGCCGGCGAGCAGTTCCCCGTCAAGAAAGTGCAGTTGAAGTTCCTGCCGGCACAGGCCTGATGGCTGCGAACCCGCAAGATTATCCATTCATTCGCACACCCATGATGGACAGCGGCATTGAGCCCCTGCCCATGGTGGATATTGCGGACAAGCGGATGCCGGTGATTTTCGACGGCACCAGCATCACCGAGATGGACAACGGCGACATCGAAGTGGACTTCGACTACCAGGGCAGCGAATACGGCGTGGTCGGCCCCAAGGATCCGAGCGAGGCGCAGTTCCGCGACAACCTCGCCGAGTTCATCCGCGAGGGAGAGCTGGGCGCCATCGCCATGGAAGTGATCGATGGCGTCGATGCTGATCTACAGTCGCGGTCGCAGTGGCTCGAACGCTTCAGGAAGGGCATGGAATTGATTGGCGCGGTGGAACCGAGCGCAAACCTGGGCGTCTTGAGGCATGCCCAGGAAGTGAACCACCCGATCATCGCCAAGGCGCTGGTGCAGTACCAGGCGCGCGCGATCGCCGAGGCCTTCCCGCCGGAAGGGCCTGTCAAGGGGATCACGGTGGGCAAGCGCACACCGGAAAGGGAACAGCAGGCAGAGCGTGTGGGCGGGTACATGAACTACCAGCTCCTCCACGAAGACCGCACCTACTACACCGAGGCCGATCAGGGCTACTTCCTGCTCGGGCTTGAGGGCTCCATCTTCAAGAAGGCGTACCACGACGAGTTGACGAACAAGAATGTCAGCCGGCTGGTGATGGCGCGAGACTTCATCGTGCCGTACTCCGCCACGTCCCTCGAGACGGCGCCGCGGTACACGCACCTGCTTCCCTACTCGCAGAACGACGTGCTGAAGCTGCAGCAGAGCGGCTTCTACCGCAAGTGCGAGCTGTCCCTGCCCACCGGCGAAGAGGACCCTGGACACGACCAAGCGGTGCGCGCGCAGGACGACCTGGAAGGCAAGTCGCCGAGCGATGCGCTAGAACAGGACAAGGAGCACCGGATCTACGAGCAGCATCTCAACTTGGACCTGCCAGGCTTCGAGGATACCGACGAGAGCGGCGAAAAGACCGGGGTGAAGCTGCCCTACTTGGTGCACGTCGAGCGCGACAGCATGAAAGTGCTGGCGATCTACCGCAACTGGCGGGAGAACGACGAACTGAAGCAGAAGCGCATCCGCTTCACGCACTTCAAGTACCTGCCCGGACCCGGCTTCTACGGCTTGGGCCTGGTGCACATGATCGGCGGACTGGGTGCTGCGGCGACCGGCATCCTGCGCCTGCTGCTGGTGACGAGCGCGTTCGCGGGCGCCGGCGGCGGGTTCAAGACCAAGGAGGCGAAGGTATCGGGCAGCTTAGAGTTGACCCCCGGCGTCTTCCTAGACACTGAGCACACGCACGACGAGCTTTCCAAGCTCTTCTACCAGCCGGATTTCAAGCAGCCGCCGGAGGCGCTGTTCAGGGTGCTCGGCATGCTGGTGGAGGAGGGCAGTGGCTTTGCCTCCTCGACCGAGGCGATGACCGGCGAGGGCCCGCTGACAGGTCCGGTGGGAACGATGGTGCAGGCGGTGGAGCAGGGGTCGAAGGTGTACTCCGGCATCCACAAGCGCAGCCACATGGCGGCGGCGGAGGAGTTCCGGCAACTGGCCGAGCTGAACGGCGAGTACCTGCCGGTGATCGAGGGCTACCCCTACGAAGTCGCGGGTGGCTCGCGCATGATCTACGCCGAGGACTTCGGCCCGGAAGTGGACGTGCTGCCGGTGTCGGACCCGAACATCTTCAGTTCGGTGTTGCGCATCGCGGTGGCGCAGTCGCTCCTGCAGCTCTCGAAGGAATTCCCGCAGTACGTGAGCCAGAAGGAAGCGGTGAGCCGCATGGTCAACGCGCTGCGGGTGCCGGACCCCGACGACGTGCTGATCGACCGCACGAACATCGAGCGCGCGGATCCCGTGAGCGAGAACGCAATGCTGATGGTGGGTAAGCCCGTGCGCGCCTACCCGGATCAGGACCATCAAGCGCACATGGCGGTGCTCGCGCCGATCCTGAAGGCGCAGGACGTCGCCCCCGAAGCGCAGGCGGCGGCGAAGGCGCACTACGCCGAGCACCAGGCCTACCACTGGCTGACCCAGGCCGCGCACGCCATGGGCCTGCCGATGCTGCAGGTGAACCTGCAGGCGGAGGCCGGCGAGCCCTCGGCGCCGCAGTTCCAGCCGGAAGTGGAGCGCGCGCTATCGCAGCGCGCAGCGATGGCGATCAACAAGCTCATGCCGCCGCAGGAAGACCCTGCGATGGCGGAAGTGAAGGGAAAGCTTGCCCTGCTGGATACCAAGGTCAAAGGCGAGCTGAAGATCAAGGCGTGGCGCGAACAGGCCGAGATGCGGCTTGCAGAGGCGAAGGCGACCCACGCGATTGCCCTGCAACGCCAGGTTGAGTTCGCCAAGCTCGCCGGTCAGCGCGAACAGAACATCCTTGGCCTGCAGCAGCAGGGCAAGGCGGACGACGCGCGGCGCGAGCAGGAGGCTCTTGGAGCAGACAAGGACCGCGTGGCTGAGGAGAAGCAGTCCGCCGCGACCGAGCTCGAGGCGGCGATCAAGTCGCTCACCGAGGGGCTGGAAAGCGTGGCGGCGATGGCCGAGAAGGCGCTTAACGTGACAGGGGGTGCGAGTGGACAGCTTCATTAATGCCGTGCTGCGGGCGCTGGACAAGGAAGAGCAGGAGACCGCGCTCGAAACCGGGCGCGGTAAACACGGCACTAGCGCTGAGGCGGTGTCGCAGCGCGTGGGCTACTCGAAGGGGTTGATCCGCGCCCAGGACATCGTGAGGGAGACAGCGAAGCAAGTGGCGAAGGAGTCAGCCGATTGAAAGCAGAGACCGAAGCGTTCGTGAACAACGAGGATGTGCAGATTCCTGATGGTGCTCCGAGCCCGCAGTTGTGGCGCTTACTGGTGGCGCCGGTGAGGCCGCGGCGTGAGACGAAGGGCGGGATCATCCTGGCCGACGAGACCTTGGACGCTCAGGACATCCTTACCTACATCGGTCGCGTGGTGGCCTTGGGCCCTCTGGTGGGCAAGAAGCCCGAGTGGCCGGAGGGCAGCTACGACATCAAGGTGGGCGACTGGGTGGTGTTCGGCCGCCACGGTGGCCAGAGATTCGAATTCAAGGGCGTGAAGCTGCTGCTGATCGACGACGACGCGATCATGGCGAAGGCGGCGGGTCCCGACGGTTTTCGGACCTACGTGTAGAAATAACCACAAGGTCTAGTTCCGCGTCACACGCGGCGGCAGTCGGCTCCGTCAAATCGCAAGGCCGGCACACACACCGGCGCGCATCCGCGCGCCCGGGCGTTCAACACGTCAAATTGACGGAGGCAGTGCATGGGAAAAGACACGACTACTGGCGGCGGTGACGACCTCACCGATCTGAGCCTGCTGGATGATGGCGGCGACGCGGACGGGGACAACCTCGACGACGGCGGCGATGCCGATGTCGGCGATGGGAAGCACGACGCGCCGCTCGGCGATGGCAACGACAAAGGCGCGAAGAATCAGGACGATGATGCCGGCTTCGTGATCGAGTTCGAGAAAGACGATGACGCGTTAGCCGAGGGCGGTGATCTTGATGACGACGGCGACGGGCAGCAGGCCGCCGACGGGAAGGAAGAGTACGGCAAGAAGGTGCGGGCTCGCATTTTGCGCGAGCAGCGCATCGCGCGCGATGCGCGCGCAAGGGCCGAAGCGGAGCGTGTCGCCCGCATCCAGGCGGAGAACAGGTCGATCGTGGTGCAGAAGGAAGCGCTCGAACTCTCCGAAATGGCGATCGAGTCGCAGATCAAGTCAACCACTTCCGAACTGCGCAAGGCAAAGGAAGATGGCAAGACCGACGACGAGATCACGCACCAGACCATGTTGAGCCAGCTCTACGCGCGCAAGGAAGGCTTGGCGAACGCCAAGCGGCAACTGGCGACGGACGAGGAGCGTGTGAAGCAGTCGTCTGTGGCACAAGGGCCAACCCCGCTCGCGTCCGAGTGGAAGAGCCGCAATCCGTGGTTCGGGCATGCCCGCTACGGCGAGCAGACGGCCATCGCTTCCGCGATTGATCGGCAACTCGCGTCTGAGGGGTACGACAAGAACACGTCGGACTACTACATGGAGCTGACCAAGCGCCTGCGCCGGCGCTGTCCAGAACTGCAGCGGTTCACCGGCGGCCAGCAACAGCAGCAGCAGCGGCGCCGCGATCCTGCGGGTGCTGTCGTGCGCAGGGATCAGCCACGCCAGGACAACGGCGGCCGGAAGGGCGTGATTCGCCTGACAGCGGTGGACAGGGAGAACATGAGGGCCTTCGGGATCGACCTCAACGACCCGAAGGCGGTGAAGGAATACGCTCTGAACAAGATGGGAGTCGCCAATGGCTAACGCCTCCGCAGGAACCGCAGTACCCGAACGCGCCAAGACCACGAAGCGCGGTCGTGCCAAGGCGACGCATACCGATCCCCGCGGGCGCGAGTCGCGCGCGCAGGTTGATCGCTCGTCCGAGATGGACCGCGGCGTCGAGGACAAGCCGTACACCAGGCCGAGTTCCCTCGCGGCCCCGGCGGCGCGCACCGGCATGAAGCAGCGCTGGGTGCACGTCGGCGTCGATGGTCGGTGGGACGACAAGAACTGGGCCCGCAAGCAGCGCGAGGGCTGGTCCCCGCGAGCCTCGAGCACGGTGCCGAAGAACTTCCAGGTCCCGCGCATCGAGCACGGGCGCTTTGCCGGCTGCATCGGCGTGGAGGGCATGGTGCTCTGCGAGATGACGCTCGGCCAGGCGAAGAAACGGCGCGACTACTACGCCGACCAGACCAAGCGGCGCACGACGGCCGTGGACGACGATATCCGGCGCGTGAACCGCGTGGCTGGCGCCGGATTCGGCCCGATCAAGAAGGCGGAGCGGTCAACGGTGGTGCGTGAAGTCGCGTCCGGCAATGATGCGGGAACTTCCGACGAAGTGGACCTGTCCTAAGTAGTTGGCGGATCGGCCATAAGCCGGTCTGCTCGGTAGTACCGGCGGTGGCAGCGGCATCTGCCACCCATCACTGCGAGGGCGTCCAGCCCTGTGCAGGCGTAGCCCCTCCTGGGGCATTGGCGCATTCGAGACCCATGCCGCTGAAACTGGCGGCGCAGCTTGCGCGAACGCTTTCCCATTCGAAACAAGGAGTTTTTCCATGGCAAACAGGGATACCCCAATGGGGTTCGTGCCCTACCGCCATCGCTCCGGGGGAGTGGTTCGTGCAAGCGGGGACTACAAGATTGCATCCGCTTACGGCACGGCGCTCTACTCAGGCGATGCGGTAATTCTGAGCTCGGGAACCTTGGCGATTGCTGCCGAGAACTCGAGCGTGATCGTAGGAATTTTCGCGGGCTGCCAGTTCCGTACGGCGGACGGCGAGACGAAGTTCCAGGCCTACTGGCCTGCGGCGCAAGTCACGCTGAACAGCGAGGACGCGCAAGCCTTCGTGTACGACGACCCGATGATTTCCTACAAGGTCCAGTGCGATACCGGCACCGCCTACGTGGACGCAACCCACAAGGCGACGTCGGTGGACGTGGAGCTCGATCACGCCGGCAGCACCATCACCGGCCGCTCGGGCATGGAAATCGACCTCGGCGACACCGGCACCGGCCAGATCAAGGTGATCGGTCTCATCGACGAGCCCGGCAACGCAGTTGGCGTGAACGCGAAAGTCGAAGTCATCATCGACGCCGCGTTCCTGAAGGCATAGGGAGCTGACCATGGCGATGAACAGAGCCAAGTTTAAGAAACAGCTCCAAGACGGTCTCAACACGGTGTTCGGCCTGAAGTACAAGAGCATGGTCGAGCCCTGGCGCGGGTATCTCACGGTCGAGACGGAAAGCCGCAAGGCCTACGTCGAGGACGTGCTGATGTACGGCGTCGATGTCCCCAGCGTGAAGACCGAAGGTGCGCCGGTGGCATACAGCGAAGGTGGCGAAAGCTACGTCGCGCGCTACGTGTTCGAGACGCTGGCGCTGGCGTTTGCGATCACCGAGGAGGCGGAAGAAGACGGCCTCTACGGCTCGATCGGCAAGAAGATGGCGCAGTCGATGGCCCGCGCGTTCAAGCACGCGAAAAACGTGAAGTGCGCGAACATCCTCAACAACGGCTTCAGCGCGTCTTTCCCCGGCGGCGACGCCGTGGCGTTGTTCAGCACCGCGCATCCCACGGTGTCGGGCAACATGGCGAACAAGCTGGCGACGGATTCGGACCTGTCCGAAACCTCGGCCGAGGACATGCTGGTTCTCGTCACCGAGATCGAAGACGATCGCGGCATTCCGGCCGGCCTGTCGGCCAAGACGCTGGTGATCCCCACGGCCCTGATGTTCGTGGCGCCGCGGCTCTTCATGTCGCCGCTGCGTTCGGGGACGGCCGAGAACGACCTCAACGCCTTCAAGCACCTGAGCATGCTGCAGAACGCTCCGGTGGTTGACCAGCAGCTCACCGACCCGGACGCCTGGTTCATCGTGACGGACTGCGATGACGGCCTGAAGCACATCGTCCGCAAGTCGATCAGCGGCGGGGTCGAGGGCGACTTCGAGACCGGCAACATGCGCTACAAGAAGCGCGAGCGCTACATCCAGGGCTGGTCGGACTGGCGCGGCGCGGTCGGCAGCTCCGGCGGCTAAGGGGCGAGACCAAGGCAGCACGCAACGAGAGCGGGCCCTTCGGGGCCCGCTTTTTCAAATGATCTCTGACTTTTCTACGGACCCTCGCAAGGGGTTCAGAGGAGCTTTGCCATGGAACGCGCAATGAGCAGCTACGACAACCGCTTTGGCGGTGGTCTTTCGGTAGGACGTATTCCAGTTCTGAATAGCTACAGCGGCACCGTGCGGTGGGTGGATTCCAGCGGCGGCTCGAATGGCGATGGCAGCTTCAAGCGGCCCTTCGCCACCATCGACGCAGCCGTGAGCGCCTGCAACGCCAACAAGGGCGACATCGTTATGGTCAAGGCGGGCCATGCGGAAACCATCAGCACCGCTGCCATTTTGGTGCTGGATGTGGCTGGCGTCACGATCATCGGCTTGGGGCGAGGCGCCATGCGCCCGACGCTCACGTTCACGGCGGCTGCGGCCACCATTCCGGTGTCAGCGGCGAGCGTGGCGCTCAAGAACCTTCTCTTCGTGGCGAACTTTGCGGATGTGGCTTCGTTCATCACGATCGCCGCGGCGCCATCGTTCAGCGTTGACGGATGCGAGTTCAGGGACACGGATTCGACGCATAACGCGCTGACGTGCGTGACCACGACAGTCACCGTGAACGCCGACGGGTTCGAGTTCACGAACAACAGGGTTTTCTCGTCAGGCACCACCGCCGCGACGACCATGATCGTCATCGCCGGCACGATGAGCCGCTGCACCATCAACGACAACTTCTACGTCGGCGCGGTGCTCAACAACACGGCCGCCCTTCTGGAGCACGGAGCGCTCAACGTCACCAACCTGGAGATGGCGCGCAACAAGGTTTACCGCCCCAACACTGACACCGCGACCGGCGCCGTTCTCATCAAGACGACCGCCACCGCGAACACCGGGGTTGTCTACGACAACTACGTCGGCTGTCTCGACATTGCCGGCGTGATCCTGTTGACGGTCGGAAGCGATTACGCGCCGTTCAACAACTACGTCACCGGCGAAGTGGACAAGTCTGGCTGGCTCATCCCGGCGGCCGGCACCGA